GCTCCATAGTAGGATTACCTAATTCCATGAACCAAAATGTGGTATAATATAATAAGAACATGTACACACTTAAGAAAGCACGGGGTATAATTCTCCAGCTATCTACTGCTTGTGCTACAAATATTAATCTTTGATAAGGGTTATCGTTTTTGATATCCTCTAACTCTCTTATCTTTTCTTTTAATTCTGACTTTTCTTGAAGTAAAGCCATAAACTTTTGAAGGTCTATTTCTACCTCATTTCTATCCATGTCTCCACTGAAGCCACCCATTCCCATATTATTATTCATTCTTACCCTCTATTATTTTTTAACTAAACTACCACCGAAGTACATTCCGATAATAGCTGATACTAAATTGGTATCTAATTGTGTGATTACCAAGCCTTTAAAAGTTATCCACTCAAATACTTCTCGACCCTCTGTCAAGAATAAAAATCCCGGATTGAATACAGTGTAACCTACTGTAACATCAACATCAGGATAATAAACTGCTACCAGTTTAGGTAGTATAACAATTGCAAAGATAGATGATAAGGCAATGATACGTCTTGTCCATTGAAACCCTACATTATCTACGTTCCTTGCAGATTCAATTGCTTCTAATTGAAACTTACCACGAGTAATTAAAAGTTCTTGTTCTTTTTGTTTAGCCTTTAATCTTTGTGACCACAGACTTAGCATACTACTAATTAAAGTAGAACCAAGCATGGTTATAATCTCAAATGGGAACATCGAAAGCTTCCTCCATTATCTCTTCGTAAAGTTTTCTAAAGTTTTCTAATTGCATAAAGCCTAAACCTTGTCCAATCTGATGCATCCTATAGATATTATAGGCTGTGTTTAATTGTTTCTCAGTGTACAGGAGCATTATACTTGCCCCATTACAACCTGCTGTAATTCCCAGCTACGTCTGCCTACTTGTCCGTACCATCTACTGTCTTGCATTTGTCTAGCCATTTCATACCAGTTATGTTCTCTACAAGCTTGTAACATGTTACGAAACTTTGAAAGTCTTGTACCACCTAAGTTAAAACACATGTTGACTAACACACGTTGTATAGGTTCAGGTAAGTTATTAAATCCTTCCTTATCTCCAAACACGTGTATAGCTTCTGCATAGTGTCTATCAAAGTCTATCATATAGTATCTATCTACCACTTCTTGGGGTACTGGTGTACCGATATCCCAATTGTACTCGGGGTCTTGTGGCTGACATAGATGACCAACCCCTAGAGTCTTATAACCTAAACTGTCGTTATAAATTTCTAGGACTTCGCCCTCGTGTCGTTTGATTTCAGCTTTACATTGTTCGATATTCATATTATTTTTCCGGGTTTCTTCCTAGCTCTTTTTCAAAATCTTCTAGTTCTTTTCTAAAGTGTGTACCATACGGAAGAGCATTTCTATCCCAACCTCTCATTGTGTGAATGTTTGCATCTGGTCTTCCCAACAAAAAACCACCTACTACTTGGTCGAATCTACTTTCATCCCAGTGTTGCTGCTTAGTTCCCTTATAGCCACCCTCAACCTCTCTTTCGTAAGCTTCATCCCTCCACCTCATAACATCAGGGTCTTTGTTGGCTGCAGAATACAATCTATCATACCATTTAGGGGATGACTCTTTTAATTTATGTAGAGCTTCTCCAAAAAACATATCTTCAACATAATTTCCCGTGCTTCCTTCGTTTCTTAATTTCTGTTCATTTATATAAACCTTATTCCCTATTACCTCGCCATAATAAGGATGTTCTTTTAAAAATTCTTTCTCTTCTTCTGGTGAAGCCCTTTCAACACTTTGTAAAATTCTTTGTAATAGTGGTTTTGTTTCAACCTCTTCACCATCTTTAAACCCCAACCTATCCATTTGTGCGTTAGTAGAAACCTTGCCACCTAAAGAGTAGCCCTGTTTTTTAACATACTCATCTGTGTAAGCTTCAACATTTTTAAATTGTTTATTAACTTTTCTTTTTAAAATACCAAATTCCTTGTTGGTCTTATACCCTGTTTTACCTTTATCAAGAAGACTAGATAAGTTATCTATAGATAGATTTGTTTTTAATCTTTCTGCACCTTGCTTATAGTATAATATAATAGGAACTTCTTCTTGTTTTGAAATAAGTGCTAGGGCTAACCTGTGGTTTCCTTCGGGGATAATTACATCTCCAAATCTAGAAACCTCTATCTGTATAGGAGATGAATTGGTGCCCTTTCCAAAGTATCCTCTTTCTATAATCCTATCTTTTAAATTAGTTAACTCGTCTAAAAACTGTTCTCTATTAAATTCTAGTCTGTGCCTAAAATAGTCCTTATTTGAAGAGCTAAAATTAATTAGGTTGTCTAATTTATTAGGGTTTACAAAGAAAGGTTTACTATCGGTACCAACTTGAAATGTGTCGTTTCCAACACCTTTACGAGCCAACCTCTCAAAAGGCAACATGTTTTTCCCAGACTTAGTAGGGTATTTATCTCCTTTAGCGTACAGTGTTTTTGCTGCACCATATAGTTTTTCTTTATAATATCCACCGGGACTATCTATCCACAGCATACCGTTCTTGTCCAACGTTTTTAAAATAGTGGCATCTCGTGGTGAGTTGTTACTGGCTACCTTTATTAAAGTCTTAATACCTATGTCTTGGTCATCTTTTATCAATAAATTTTCATCAAGTAACTTTATTATTTGGTTTTCAACTTCCTCCTCGGTGTACTTCTCAGGATTGAGCTTATAAACAACGTCTTCAGAGCCAGTGTAATATGGGTCCTTGTTCTTGACTAATTTATACTCATCTGTTTTTTCCCATCTGTATACTGAAGGGTTGTTCACATCAAAATTTTTAATGTTAGTGTATTCCTTTTTATAAAAATCTCCAACTTCATTCATTTGTTCTTGAAGAGCATCTTGTCTCTTAGATAACTTGTCGAGTTCGTCACCCAGACCCTTCTGTTCAAGCTCCCACATATCGTCTACGTTTTTCTTGTACTCCGTCAATAAAGCTTTATCTTGTATTCCAGCTTTTGAAATGTCTGAAGTATCTTTTAATATTTTTTGTTGGACAGGCTTTGAAGCGGGCAGGCTTCTTTTTATTAGTTGTCGAGCTAAAACACCCCCTATATTAAAACCTAACCTATTCATTTGTTCATTGGTAGAAACTTTGCCACCCTTTCTAAAACTTGCCAATCCTTTTGTTGATACAAGTTCTTTTAACTCAGGTGTAATTTCGATAACATAGCTACGTAAGAACTCGTCGTCCATAATCTTATAACCCTGTATATTATACTCATTATCTAAATATTTTATTTTAAATTCTCCACCAGTTGACTTGGCTAATTTCTGCATATAGTTTTTAACTTTTTTGTCGTAGAATAATTCTTTGCCTTCGTCACCCATACCTCTGTATCTATGAACAATAGGTTTAGAATTAGATATAGATAAACTATCGTACCCTTCATCGACTGCACGTTTTAAAAGTTTTTTAATTGATAGCTGATGCCATGTTTCTTTAAACGGGGAGTTGGGGACTAACCTTCTTTTAACATCTCTATTAGTGCCTAAACCCGTTGCTCTATTTCTAACTCCATCTAAAAATTTTCTTACGTTTAAATTGTTAGGTATTATCTTTCTTGTAAGGCTTGATCTTAACAACGACTTCTGGTCTAAATTATTATGGAAAATAAAATCTACCAAATCCTGATGAGCTTTAAAGCTATTAGTTGAGTTAGCATCACCAGCTTTTAATATTTTTGTGTTTACCTTATCAAACAGTGACAGAAGTTTTTTAGGTCCTTTATTATTAGGGTAACTTTCAATCATGTTTAATAGTTCTTGTCGCATTTCTTTTTCAAAGGGTTTATATTTTTCAATATAATTGCTATACAACTTTGCATATTCCTTATCTAATTTATCAATTGATTCTGGTGTGGCATAACCATACTTAGAACCTTTTTGATGTAAATCAGATTGTAATTCATCTATGTGTAGTCCAAGTGAACCATCTTGAAATTTTCTATCTCTTACTAGAGCATGGGCTAAATAATTTTTTTCTTCTAGAAAATGATCTGATCTAAACACACTAGGTATTTTTGCATTGTCGTTGTTAAAAACAAACTCTCTATAGTTACTACCACCGGGCATATTTTGATCTACAATATATTTCCACTTAGGTTCATACATAGTAGATAATTTTTTTAACAGCCCTTCTTCTTCTAAAAAAGATTGCATTTGTACTTTTGTTTCAGCTTCGTTTGTTAAAACATAACCTTTGCCTTCAACTTGAGGGATGTCACGGTCACTCATAATTCTAGGAGTCATGTCTTCGGCATCAGCATAGATTCTATATGTTCCGTCTCGACTACGAAGGGCATAAACATCAAATGCCCTATCTATATATTCTTCATTTATTCTAGCAATCCTCTCAGGATCAATACCAATTTTTTGTATAGGGTCTACTTCATAAATTTGTTTTGCTAAAGTATCTTCAATTGCTGGATACTGCCTTGTTCTTTTTAATTCCGATAATTTTTCTAGTGGTGACAAGTTTGCTGGTAAATTTATGTTAAAATCTTTTTGTGCAATTTGGATTAAATCATTTGCAATGTCAACATCATTTTTATTTACTAAAGCTTGTACGTTTTGCAAATCTTCTGCATATACAGGTACATAACTTTCACCTTGCATCTTACCTTTACCGGTTACCATAAATAATTTTGTATCTGCACTAACTGGTTCAGCTTCTAAAAATAATTCAGCTTTACCCGTACTACTTTGTGTAACGCTATCTGCATACTCACTTGTCTTTACAATTACTTTATTTTTACTCGCATAATCTATAACATCTTCTAAGTTTGCTTGTGGATTTTCATCAATATATTTATTTAAATTTAATATATTAAGTTCTTCATCTTTTACTTTTTGTTTAAAATTTCTACTGTTTATAAATTGTGCTAATCCTTTACCCTTTAAATTATCAGGTGTATCTTCAATCAAAGATTTAACAGCAGGAGAAAACATACCTTCATCATCTTTAGCATATAAATTAATAAACTCTCCCAGCTTATCTTTATCAGAAGTACCCCGACTACTTATAGGCTTTGCAGTAATCTTGTTTAAGGCTATTTGTTCAGCAGATTCTGAAAGGTGAGGTGATTGTCTAATTAGTTGTCGAGCTAATACACCACCTATACTAAACCCTAACCTATTCATTTGTTCTTGGTAAGGTTCACCAGTGTATGGATTAATTCTATCTGCTGGGTCTTCTTTAGTAAAGGGTACGTTGTCTTCTCCTTCTACTATACCGCCTTTTGAAAATAAAGGAACATATGGATTTGGTTTTTCTTTTCTATTAAATCCTTCTGGTCCTAAATAACCGGCTGTTTCTTTGTCTAACTTTCTAAATTCTTTTTGAAACTCTTTATACTTTTCAGGAAACAGTTTTCTTAAAAGAGTTGCAAAAGGCATCCGCTCAAAGACAACACCTGCTGGTCCTCTAAAAGTATCATATCCCATTGCGTGAACAACTGCATCATATACATCATCAAAAGATGGACCCGTTGCTGTTTTTAATCCGGCTTCTATTTTATTATTATATTTGTTACTGTTTTCGTAGTTTACTGAGTATTCAAAAGGTCCGTACAAACCAGCTCTTTTCCAAGCAGATTGCAATTCATCAGTAATTGTTTTTTCTCCGCTGTCAAGGTCTTCTATGTTTTTACCGCCTGTTCGTATAGTATTTCCTGCTAATGCAGCCATTGTCATTGTCATTAATCCAGCAAGAATTTGTGGAGTAGCTGTTAGTTGTTTATCTCTTAAATCTTTACTTAAGTCTCTTGCTAAATTTTTTAATACAGTATTAGAAAAAGCAGTAGGAAACCCCATTAATCCGAATGCCCATCTTGTACTAGGTAATGAATGAAGTAAAGGTTTTTGATTTGCTCCTGCTGTTGGATTCATAATTACTTCGTCTACATATCTTGCTGCACCGGGCATAAAACTTTGTCTGTAAAAACTGTTTGGTTTTAAAGATGGATTAGCTCCAGCTTTTAACCAACCAAGACCTGCTTCTGGGTTTATATTAAACTCATTTAACTCATCTGTTAATCTAGCAATTTTTGTAGGTGATAATTTATTTTCTTTAGCTTTAGAAAGCTGTAACAAATTATCATATATTCTATTTTTTCCAGTTTGATAAGAAACAAGCTGTACATATTTTGTCCAGTCTTGAAGACCAATAGCCTTAAAAAAAGCATTTTGAACTTTGTTTGCTCTTGGACCCATACCCTGTCCAAATGCAGCCATTGCTCTATCTTCTGTTCCCATATCCATAGCTCTTAAAAAACCATTTAACTCTTTCATTTCGGTAGAACGAACATCAAACTTACCACCTTTACCATATGAAGTTTTTATGTCGTTCCACCAAACTTTATTATAGTCAGCCATAGTATTAAAAATATTTTCTCTATGTTTTTGGCTACCCAAACCTCTTAATAAAGGAGTAAATAGTTCTGGTAAACTTGTAATCGTAGCTAGTGGTAATAAAGAAGTTTGAGCTAAAATAGTAGCAGTATTATGAAAAAATCTACCAACTCTACTTTTTATATATCCTTTTTGTCCTGTAGAAATAAGATACATATTTTTTAATTTTTCAACTTCTCCAAATCTCCCCCCCGTTAAACTAGAATTTTTTTTAGCTAATTGTTTTTGGATAGGATTAATAAATCTAGATGTAAACTCTGAAAGACTACCACCTAATCTTTTTTTACCTACAATTTGTTTAGTAGCACTAAAAATATAATCGTTTAAAACATTCATTACATCATTATCAAGATATTGCGAAACTTGTTCGTCATTAATCTTGGTTAGTTTTCTACTTTTTGTAAGGTTTGAATTTAAGTTAGAACCAATTTTAATAATATCAGAATCTGGAGCCATCATTTCATTAACAAGCTGCCGGGCTTTACTCATAGAAATTTTTTCTGTTTTGTGAATATGTTGAATTAATTCTTCAGGAGAATCTTCTAATGCAATTTGTAACCATCTTCTAGGAAAATAATTATTTATTTTACCTCCTTTTATTCCAGCTTCGAGGGATTCATTATATATATCATCTAGAATACTTTGTAACTCTTTACCAGATTTAATAATGTTTGCATCTAATTTAACTTTATTTCCATTAACCATTTTAAAAGTTCTATTAGTTCTTAAAAAATAAGTTAAATCATTATTAACCTCATCAGTTAAATAGAATCCTTTTTTAATACTTTTTCTAAATTTTCTTTTTGAAAATGGTAGTAAAACTTTTTTTCTTGTGGACTCTTCGGGCATTAATGGAGCCAACGCTTCTTTGACTCTATTTAATTTTGAACCTGTTAATCTTACAATTTCTTCATTAACTGATTCTCCTAGTACAGGTTGATCTCCTACGTCTCCAGCAATAATTCTTTTAGAAGCATCGTGCCTAAAACTATTTATTAAATCATTTAACACTGGTGACCGTGCCATTTTATTTATAAAAGCACTGGTAGGCTTTTGAACAAAAAATAAAACTTTGTTTATTCTATCAGCAGTTTTTTCTAAAATATCCCCTTTATAGTTAGGGTCCATTTCAATTTTTTCTAATCTTCTATTAATTAAAGAGTTATGAAAAGAAGGAACCTTACCTATTAATTTTCCTGTGCCTAAAACACCTCCGACAACTGTAGCTGATAATCCTGCTGCTACTGCTGTTTGACTTAAATCTATTTCTTCTTTTTGATCTGTTTCAACTTCTATGCCTTGAGTAACATAATCAAATGACCCACCAAAGACTGCTCCTTCAGTCATTAAAACAGTAGCTTTAGCTTTACCACTTAAAGGTTTTGCAAGTTTTTGACCGGGAAGTTTTGCAACAATCTTACTTGTTTTTTTAGCAACAGATTTACCCATCTCTTTTCCAAGATAACCTTGTAAAGCTTTTTGGATTCCTTTACCGGCTGCTGCACGAGCAACTACAGAAGTTCCTCCTGACCACGGAATAAATAAAGCACTCATAATTAATGTTGGGTCTGTAATAAGTTCAACACCAGTTTTAGCTATTGTTTTTGCCCACTCTCCCGGACCACCTACATCAGCATTAGAATATTTTTTACGAAGATAAATATAATCTTGTTTTTGTTGATCTGTAAAATTTCTAGTTTGAGCAAATTGTCTAGTTGCGTCTGCTAAATTCCAATCAGCTCCTCTAAAATAATTAAACAATTCATCAACAGTTTCACCCTCACCTAACGAATTTAAAAAACGTTCTGATGTTTCATTAAACTCCCTATCTTCTCGCAAGTCTTGTAAATCATAACTAGCCACCCCACTACTTAAAGTAGTAGCAGGTATTAAGCTATCTTGAACTGCTAGAGGTTTGTTATTTTGAAAAAATAAATCTTGAACTGTAGGCATAAATTTGTTTAAATTATTATTCTGTTATTTCGTACGCCCAACTATAATTCTCTGTAATAGAGGGGGTGTCACCATCTGTAGAAATGTTTGGTGGAGTTACAGTATAAAATCTTAAACCATAATCTAATTTAGTTTTGGAAGCAGGTATTTCAAAACTAGTGTTGGCTTTTAAAGACCAATCTTTACCAGTACTTTCAGTTAAAATTTTTCTTAACATAGGAGTACCATTTAAAGCATCTACAAAATCTTGTGCAGTTGTATTATTTAAAGGAGTATTAATAATCTTTACATCTACATAGTTAGACGTAGATTTTTTTTGGTTAATACCCATAAACCCAATTTCTTCACTAACTTCTACACCTTTTAATTGTAATCTAAATGCTTCTTGAAGTGCATCTATTTCTCCACTTATACCCTGATACTTTCCGGGTAAAATATCTTGTAATATTACTTTTGCTTTAATTACATTATTTATAAAGTGCCCTTTCTGCTTGTCATCCCAAGTGTCAGGACCTTCTAAGTTTGTTAATTTTTTGTATATTTCTTTTTCTTGAATATCAGTACTGTTTTTAAATCTAGCTATTTGATTTTTAATAGTAACAATTGTTTGTTGCCTTGTAGGTGTATCAATGGAGGATTGTGCTTGATAATCTTCAACAGTTGCTTCTCCTTCATAGTTATATAAATCTTTTGCTATTTGTTGATTAGGATAGCTCATAAAGTCAAACGGGTCTATATTTGGATTTTGTAACTCTAGTGCTCGTTTTTCAAGAATAGTGCTCACTACTGCTGGAACTTGTCCAGTTGTAAAATTATTTAACTGTGGTAAACTAGGAACTTTTGCACCTGTTAAAATAATTTCTTCTGCATCTTCTACAGTTAATTGATAATTAGGTTTACTTGCAGTTTTAATAATTTTATTTCTTCTATTTTTTAAATCATTTCTATTTATTAATTCGTTAGAAAAGTTTGTTAAAAATTCAGCATCAATTTTTTTAGCTTCGTTAGCATAGGTAGATATTACGGTATCATCTTCTTTATCTGGAGAAACTGTATCTGTTGGTGTGTTATCTATGTAAGCATCTTTAGCATCTTTAGCATTTTGTACTTCTAATTGAAGTTCTGCAATTTCAGAAGCTCCATAACCAAAAATTTTATTAAAGGCTTGTTTTAGTAACCCCTTTTTACTAGGGTCGTCTCTTACTTGATTTCTTAAAGCTTTATATTCGTCTAAATAAACTTGATTATATTTTCCAAAACTACTTTCAGTAATCATTTTATCTTTACTAAGTTCAATAGCTCTAAGTTTTGCTTCTTCAACTTTTGAGTTATATAAAGCTTGTGAAGCTTCTCGTAAACTTTCTGTTTCTAGTGGTGTTCCCCACTTAGCTCCTTCATTTTTAATAAAATCAATATTATTATAAGCTCTTTCTGCTGTATTATTTACCCATATATCAGGGTCTTTTAAATATTCTTGATATTCAGCTCGTTGACTATCTTTAGCTCTGTAATCACTTTCTCTAATTTGAAAAGCATCATTATAATTTTCTTTAATATCATTCACACCATCAACAATTTTTTGTTTTTGCTGTTTTTGTAAAGCTCCTAAACTTTCAAAAAGAATTGTAGCAAGTAATGCTTTGTTTCTTTCTCTTTTATCTCGTTTTTTATTACTTGCTAGTAAAGACCCAGCTAATGTTCCAAACTGTGAACCTGATATATAATCTTCTTGTGCCATTACTCTTCTCCTTGACTTAGTAAACTTCTAATTTCTGGACCTTGTTCTTTAACTTTGTCTAAAATATTTTGTGGTACTACACCGCTTTTAATTTTACTAGGCTCTATACCTTTTTTAGTTGTACCATTTTTAATATCTTCAAAGACATTTCTAAACTCATTGATCTTACCTTCAATCTTTTCTTCTTCATCGTCTTCATCAAACTCATCTAAGTCGTTGCTATCTTCAATGTTATATTTTATATTGGCTTCTTCACCAATTGCCATAATTACATACATAACAGGCTCTGCTAATAAAAGTAAAACATCAGGATTAAATTTACCTTCTGTAAACTTTGTATATAGCATAACCATTGCAATGTCGGCAACTGCAGCACCATTTTTTAAAGCTCCTACAATTTCTTTTACAGTGTCTTTTTGCATAATAAGACCAACCATGTAGTCTAATGCATCTCTTGGATTGGCAAACTCTGGTGGTTGTTCCCACATGTAAGGCTGTGCTGGGTCATTGACTAGACTTTGACCCGGTATAGGTCTGCCCTGTGATGATAAAGCTACCACCTCATCTAAGCCTTCTTGATTAAATCTAGCTTCTCCTCGTATCTTCGGACCGTTATCTGGGGCTATCTCATCAATAGTAAAACCGGCATCTAAGCCATCTAGTACGGATTGACCTGCTGTTTCAGAAATACTATCTGTAACAATGGGTCTTGGACCTCTGGTAGGTTGTGCCATTATGCTACTCCTATAGTTTGTTGTTGAAACAGTGGCACATTACCTGCTTCTGCAGTGTTGCCAAATGTAAAGTATTTAGATATGTCTGCATCTGCAATATTTCTTTCAGCAGCGTAGAGTCTTAATGGGTCAAGATTTGATTCTCCTTCAGTTCTTAAACCAGCCATTGAACCTGTTTCTTCTGGGTCGCCTTGAATCGCTTGTAAAGCTGCTCCACTAAGCACAGCAGTTGCAGTTCCAGTAGCTACATTTTCTGCAATTCTTCCTGCTGTTCCTTTTGTTTTTCCTGTAACCTTGTCTATATTACTTGTATATGAGTGAGGTAAACTATCTACTTCAGCCTGTGTTAAAGGAGTAGCTACTTTTGTTGTTGGGTCTGTATTTATGTATCCTCCTTTACCTGCATTTGCTGTGGGGTCATAAGAAACAGTATCAGCTACTGCTATTTGACCACTAAATGCTTCTGCACTAAACGGTGTTGGAGCTGTAAGAATAGCTCCCGGAGTGGTTGCTACACCACCCACACCCGGACCAGCAGCTAATAAATCTTTTCCTTGAACTATATTAGCACCAACTCTTGCAGTACTACCTAAAGCTCCTCCAACAGCACCAAAAGGTTTAGCTATTGTTTTAGCTGTAAAGTTTGCAGCACCTTGAAAAAATTTACCAATTCCTGTTGTAGCTCCTGTACCAAAAGCTGAACCTCCTAAAACACTTTGACTTGTAGACATCATCCACTGACCAAATGTACTAGAAGATAAAGCACCTGTTCCACCAAATGCAGTTAATGCAGCTCCTCCCGTCACTATGACTGCAGCAGCAATGGCTAACGCTTTAAGTATTTTACTAGAGCTAATCTTTTTAACTACTTTTTTAACTCCTTTAACAACACCCTTGACTACTTTTTTAATCCCACGTGTTACTTTTTTAAAAGCTTTTTTAATTGATTTGAATAATCCCATATTATGTTCCTGTTACGTCTCCGGCTATTAGTCCTATCAGACTGTTTAAGTTTCCTAAACTTGAATTATATTTAGAAGGGTCTGAAGCTAGTGCAGTGTTTACAAGTTGTGCAATTCTGTTCTTCTCATTTTCAGAGTTTCTAAAATCATAATCAGCTTGATCTCTTAGTTCTTGCCATAAGAAAGATTGTGCAGTTTGTGACATTGCAAAAGCATTCTGTGCGTTCTGCATGTTGACTGCGTTCTGAGCAGCAGTGTTAGCTACGTTTGTTTGTCTTCTCCACTGTACGTTAGAAGCTTCAACAGCAGCAACGTTTTGTGCGTTCCATTGATTCCTTGCAAAGTCTTGATTAGCATTAAACTGTTCTACTTGTGTTGCTAACTGTGTGTTAAACTTGTTTAGATCAGCTTGTCTTTGTGCATCTCTAGCTGCAGCAGCGTTATCCTGTGTAGCATTAAACTGTGCTGTAGCATTTTGTTGACCTGCATTAAACTGATTAATCTGAGCATTTAAACTAGCCATATACTGATTAGTTTGATTCTCACTTGTAGCATTAAACTGAGCTGCAGCATTTTGAGCAGCTTGATTACTTAACAAACGTTGCTGAGTTTGTTGAGACCTTAATACATTTGATTGCTGTTCATTGCTTAGATTAGTTAAATCCATTTGTAAAAAAGCTTGAGCATTCTGTATCTGGGTACGCTGATTAAAGTCTGCTTCAGCTAGATTAGCTTGAGCCATCATTACAGCATCTTGCATAATACCTTGTTGTTCCATACTAGCATCTGTTAATCCTACAGTTTGTAAAAACTTACTGTTAGACAATGCTGTTTGTTGGTCAGCACTAAACTGAGCCATGTTAAGTTGGAAGACATTACTTGCATTTGTTAATGCTGTCTGTTGTCCTCTGGCTGCGTTAGCTTCAGCTTCTTGTGCTTCTATTGTTCTTTGTTGTCCTACACTTTGCTGTATTGCTTGTGCATTAGACTGAGCAATAGGCATTGCTGATTGTATAATAGCATTGAGCAAGGCATCTCTTCCGACTGTGGATGCGGACATACCACGTTGAGCTAATACAGACTCTACTGCTGCTACAGCAGGTCTAGCCCATGTAGGAATCTCACCTTCTTCAATACCTTTTAATAAACTATCTATCTGATTAGATACTAAAGCTTCTTCTGGTAGCCCTTCAATAATACCTCTTTCAGCTTCACTAAAGTCTGCTAGTCTAGCTTCTAAAGATTCTGGGTCGTTACCAAGCTCTGTAATATCTGCATCACTTAGTCCAGCATTTGCTAGTTGTTTCTTAGCCCTTGTAACTCTTGCTAGAGAACTACCAACGTTCATTACAGCAGTTGATTGAGCTTCAGGACTTAACGTACCTACAACTCTTTCAGTTAAAGCACCTTCTGGTATTTCTACATCTGCAGCTTGAATTGTTGGTACACGTTCAACACCTGCAGCTTGTGCTATAGCATCGTCTGATACAGCTCCTGTTGCAGCTTCTACTTGTGCATCTGTGCCAACTGTAGTTGCTCCCATTTGTGCAGCTTGTATTTGTTCTGGTGTTTGAGCTTGTGCAGTTTGGTCTACTGTAGTTACTTGTTCTTGTCCAACACCCGGTGCAGTTCTTGTTTGAACTGTAGTTGGTGCAGCCATTGTAGTAACTTGTTGAGGAGCAGTATCTGGAACTGGAATAGCATCTGGTACTACAGCCTGTGTTGGAACTTTACCAGCAGCAGCATCGTCAATAGATTGTCTAAGTGCAGCTTTCTTTGCTTCTTCTGCAGCCTTTGCAGCTTCTTCTGCAGCAATCTTATCTGCAGCAGCTTTATCCGCAGCAGCCTTATCTGCAGCAGCTTTATCCGCAGCAGCTTGAGCTGCATCAATTGCAGCTTGTTGATCTGCAGTTAAAAGGTTAGGATTAAAATATTGTATAGACTCGTTTGGATTATATCCGGAAGTTCCGGGAATATTTACACCGGGATAACTTTGTTGAAATTCATCTCTACCTCTTGAATCGGCAGAAACTTCATAATCTTTTGCAATTAAATCAGGTTGTGGAGCTGGTGTTGGTGCAGGAGTTGGAGCTGGGGTAGGTGCAGGAGTAGGCGTGGTTGTTTCTACAACTTCACCAGTTTCTTTATCTACTACAACTTTTTTTCCACTCTGATACCCAACTCTACCACCTTGAGTATAGTCGTGTCTAGTGCCTTTATGATATCTTTTTCTATCTTTTCTTTTATTAGCCATTATTAAATCCTATATACCTATTTTACTTAACCTCAAAGAGTTTGTCAACCTTTTCATGTAATTTTTCCATCCTTTCCATTAAGAGATTAAAATCATCTTTTAGTTCTAGTTTTGTGACATACTCTTTTGCAATCTCTTCACGTGTTTTATTAACAAGTATGTCTTGTCTTTTAAGCTCTGATGCATTTTGTCTAATCTGAAACCAGATTGGAGCAAGTACCAAAGTTATTAGAACATTCCAAACAATGTAAGGTGAAACCATTTCCATATTAGCCTACAGTTGGTAGTTCGCCAAGAGGTCTTACTGGTGGTGTTGCATCGTTGTAAACGTATAAAGCTGCTAAAGCATCTACGTTTGCAGCGTTTGTTATCTGTGTACACATAGCGTTTGCTTTAGTTCTTACTGCAGCTCTTTGAGTTGTAATAGAACTAGGAACTGCTGTACCACCTTCTGCAGCTCTAACAACCATCCAGTCTGTAGGTGATAAGTTACCAGCAGCTTGTGCGTTGATAGTATTTATATGACCTTGACGGATACCCGGTTGCTTAACTTTACCTTCAGTTCCTAAACCATCGGTTTCGTCTTGAGCTGTAAAGAGTATATTATCTAAAGGTAAAGCTGTGGCTGTTCCATAGGTAGCTGTAACTTTTCCACTCCCAAACGCAAAGGATTGATTGGTATTAATATAATATTCAGGGTCTTTATAATTGGTGTTGTCTATAACAACTTCATAAATACCTATAGCTTCTAGCTCAGAGCTAGTCCACATATTAAAAATATTGCTAGGATATTGTACATCTCCTAATGTTAATTGTTTAGGTCGTGTATAAACTTGACTTACACTTCCTGATTCTACTAATGCCCACATATTAATTACCTCGCTGTTGTTGGGATTGAGCCACCATCATCTGATGTTACAAATGGATTTTCTGCAAATGCCATGTAGACGTATGTTTCACCACTTACATTACCATCGTTGTATGTGTTTCTAACTTTAAAACCATTGCTTACAAAATCATAACCTGATGTTGAAGAAGTAGCTTCTGCGTTTGGCTCATTTCCATAAATATATTCATCGTTTAAATTAAATGCACCTCTTTTATTATCATACATCAACCAGTTTCTTGCTTCTATTGATTTTATTAATAGAAAGGCAGGTTTAAAACCTGTCCACACGAACGGACCATTTGCATTTCCATTGCCTTTATAGCTAGAGAATCGTGAGTAGCCTTGTACTTCTGCAAAGCAATAGGCTATATAATTGTAAGCACCATTTACTGAAAAATCTGTGCCTACTTTAAAAACTGTAGAGGTAGAATCTGCTGCAAACAATACTGTGTTAGAGTTATAAGCCGCTGTGCCATTAAATGTTAATGCACCTGTTGTTCCTGCTGACCTATGAAAAACTCTCCAATCTTCTGCTCTATCTCTTGCTCTAACAATAACTACTTGTGGCTGTACTCCCAAACCATGTCCTATGCTTCTTGCTGTAGTATTAGATGGGTTGTATTGAACTATGCTAAATCCTGCTGTTGAGTTTACTTGAACAGTTGAGGCTATATCACCATCATTATTTGTACTTGTCGTACCACCTGCACATTTCCACTGCCAAGCTACTTTTGTGCTTGAACTTGAGTTAGTAGAGTTAGCATCTTCAGGAGTTCCTACTGTAAAACCATCTGAGTCAAAAGATTGACAGTCTGTGGTGCTACCACTAGAAGTTACCTCTGTATTAGTTCCATCAGGATATAGTCCTAATGCTCTTCCTCTGTTTGAATCTACTACATAATGGCTATGTCCTGCATCTCTTGATTTAATCCAAAGTAAATCAGGCTGTAAATCACTATTACCATCATTAGTTATAGAGTTATCTGCATTACCTGTGCCTGTATATAAAGCTATCTGAAAATGTGCTGAAGGGTCGTCTATTGCTGTATAAGCCATTATCCGTACTCCGCTAAATTTTTTGAACACAAAGCGTAATAACCCGATGGTGGGGTATATTTAAAATCTCCATAACCATTTGCATCAGAGTTTCCACCGCTTAGTGCTGCTAAAAATGGGTTGCCAAAATTGTGCCATGTATCATCACTAGCACTATTGGCTAACATATAAAAAGGAAATACTGCATCTTCACTTGCAAAAGTACCAACTGACCTATCAGTATTGTTAGCAGAAGTTCCCGGCACTGAATTATTAATTCTAAAAGTCATAGTATAAGGACTGACATCACAGTTTAAAGAAATGCTCCAAATATCTCCAGCAGTATAACCAGTAAAACCTGTGTTATAAGCAACCGAAGATGCACTGGTTGATGTTTGGGTATAATAAGCATTGTCTCCTGTATACCATGATGAACCTGCATCTGTTGCAGGGTCAGCACTGTTACCTTGTTGAACATCTGCTCGTATTACTCCCCATTTCCAATAATTAGTTCCTGAGAAAGCTGTAGTAACGCCTTCCCAATACCATTTACCTGAACTTACAGCAAAAGAACCTACAGATGCATTGTTTTCACCTGTATTCGGTCCTCTTGTACCACCTTCTGTTAAAGACCATATTGAAAAATTGTTGTCAACCAAAGCATTAATTGTACAAAAATTATTAGTAGGTGTATCAGTTGCTTGGTCGATTGCTGCTATGTTGTTTAAAGTAAAATCATTATTTCTTGAACTAATATCATTACCTAAAGAACCTGAAGCACTAAAATCTAAATTAAAACCATTTGCATCTGGTGGGGTTATACCACTAATATCTTTTGGTTTCCAAATTCCTGTATCGCTATCCGTTTCTCCAAAATCTCCAACAACTGGTGGAGTTCCACCAGACCCATAGGCTTGTGCTATATAACCACAAAAATAATTTTTTGGTCCATCTTCGTCTTGTGTACCTAATGACTGTTGATTGGTCTTATTAAACCCCATAGCTGAACCCGAACCGGGATTATTAATAACACCAAAATCTCCGTGGTCAATCATTTCTCCGTTAACCCAAATTCTTATTCTATTATTTGAAACTCCACCGGGAGTTGTTGTATCAAAAAGAAAAAATAAATGATACCAACTAGCAGTATCTCTAAAAAGTCTATTAGTTTGTCGCCAAATCGTAGAATTACCATAACAAAATAATCTATCATCTGTATCAAACCCTATCCTTAATTGAGTAGTATCTGCTGTACCATTACCAAATTCAGCTAAAGTTTGAGTTGTACCTAATTCTGTTCTTTTAATCCAAACACTAAAAGCCATTCTTTCATAGTCTGTTTGACTAGAAGGAGTGTAATGCAAATATTCACTATTATCTGCTTCTAACTTCAAGGAGTTATCAATCTCATAAGGTCCGGTAGATACACTACCTCTATTAGCTGTACGTTGTAATACTTCCATAAATTATTAAGTTTGTGCCATATTTTGGACTCTACCTATTTCTTGCCAGACTGAGCCATTATATCTAAATGTTAATATATCTGTTTTATTTGCCGTAGCAGTAATTGTAGGAGCTGATGAGCCAGCAAATTCAAATACTGTATTCCAAGCTACTGTCCTAGCTGTACCACCTTGAGCTATCTCAACTGAGATGATTGCTCCTTCTGTAGCATTACTTGGAGCTGAGAATGTAGTATTTTCACTTGTAGCATAATAAGCATTAGCTGCTGCTGCAGCATCCCAAGCTGTTGCATTAGAACTTGAAGTAATAGCTACTTGAGAAATGTTTGCAGACGTTTGACAAGTAACAACACCTGAAGTGTTTAATGTTCCATCAATGTCTGTGTTGTCTAAGTTAGCAGTTCCGTCTACATCTATGTTTCCTGA